CGGGAGCGATGCCAGTGGAGGCGCCAGTGATGAAGCCCATGTCGGGATTCGGCTTGCCCGGATCAATCGTCAGCCCGGAGCCAACCGGCGCCGGCTTCGGCCCGAGCGCGGTAATGCCGGATGCCGGCCCGGACAACGCGCCCCCGGCGGGCTCCGAGCGGGCAAGCGGCGCGGCGCCGAGTGTCGGCGGGGCAGCGATCGCGGCAGCGACTCTCTGCGGATCTTCGGGCTTCTGGCCGCGGTAAGCGAACGGATCCAGTTCCGGCGCCAGCCCATCAGCAGCAGCGCGCTTGCCAGCCTTGATCGTCGGGCCAACTGGCTTGCCGGTTCCATCTTCCAGCATGGCGTCGAGCGAGCCATACCCGGCATTCTTCGCCACGCTCTCTAGGAATTTGCCTTGCTCTGCGGAAACGACCCGCTCCCCGGTCGAAACCCTGATCTCCTCGCCAGTCTCACGCACCGTCGCCGGAATTGAATCACTATTCGCCGTGCCTGGCCCGACGATAATCCCGCCATCGGCATAGCCTGCTGCCTTGTCGATCTGCTTTGCACGGTTGCCGAAAATGTTTCGCGCCGAATCGAGCAGCCCGCCGGCAGGCTTTTGCTCGGGTTGCGGTGCCGGGCGCGGCGCGGGCTGCGCGGCCTGCTGTTGCGGTGCAGGCACGTTGGACGCCAGGCCGTATTTGGCGTTCATCTCGGCAATGAGGCGCTGCGCCTCGGAGATATTGCCGCCATCGGCGAAATGGAGGGTTGGCTTCTTCGGGGTTGGTGCGCGTTTGGCGGGCATGTTCTTGTCTCCTGGTTTAACGGCGCACTCTTGCGCGCACAAGGTCAGTATCTCCACGGCTGAGACATTTATCGGTTTCTGTCCCACAACTTTCTGTAGGCGTCCCAACTGACGCGGCTTTCGAGGTCAAGACCATGCGTGTCCGCTGTCCAGTCGGTGACGAAAAACGCATCGTCGCCATCGGGCCGTTCCGTGTCGCGCAGGATCACGAACGCCTCACGGCACCGGTAGCCTTCGCGGCGGCGCTGCGCGATCTCGGAGCGTAGCCAGCGGCCAAGCGGCGAGAACGAACCGCGCGGCCGGCCACCCAGCTTCCCGAGTTGCCGGGCGGCGTCCGAGACTTCCGCCGCTGCCGGAAGTTTGAAGGCGGGCGCGTTCATGGCGTCACCCCGCGCTGCTCGTTCAGATGTTCGAGCCAATCGCCCAACATCGGCGGGATGGCAACCTCGCACGCGATGCCCCGTAGCGCCAGGCGATGCGCAAGCGAATACGCCGCGGCCTGTCCGGTGAAATTGGCGTCGTTGTCGGCGAAGATCGTCAGCGCCTTGACTTCGGCGGGCGGCTCGAAGGTTTCGATTCCTTGTGCCGAAACGCATGACCAAACCGGGCAGTTGAACAGCTTGGCCGCAGCAAGCGCCGTTTCGATGCCCTCGGCGATGCCCAACCACTCCCCGGCAGGCTCCAGGCGAACCGCGGCGCCGGCAATGGGCTTCCCCGGCATCAGCTTACGAGGCGACGGCACGGGTGCCTTCTTGCCGTCCTCCAGGTATGTCCGGTGAAGCGTTGCGCCTGACCCATCCGGCGCGACCACGCGGGCAACCAGCGCTGGGAACTTGCCGAGCAGCTTCCCGCCGTCGAAATACGGCAGCGCCGGGTGTAGCCGCAGGCAGTCGGGAATCGTCGCAAGGGTCAAACCACGCCCAGCCATGTAGCGCATGGCCTCATCACCGTCCTGCAACGGCTTGGACTCCAACCACACGCGGCGCAGCTTCTCGATCTTTTCCGCCTCGCCCTGGCGTTTCGGAATTTCACCAGCCTGAACCACGCCCGCCGCCTGTTCTATTTCCTTGGCCGCCGTCTTGAAATCCCAACCCTTGAGCGACATCAACAGCGCAACGCCATCGCCTGCGCCGCACTTGGAGCATAACCACGTCCCGCGCCCTTGCTTGTTGTCGAAGCGAAAGCGATCGGTTCCGCCACACGTTGGGCATGGGCAATGTTTGCCGGATAGCTGGCGCTCGGTCAGGCCGAAGCCGAGCAGCAGGCCGGGCCATTTTCCGGCGGCGACATCGCGCACATTATGCCGCTGCATGGTCGGCCTCCCTGCGCTTCGAGAAAGCAATCTGCCGCGATCGAATCCATCCGAGAATTTCCGGGGTCGGCGGGGCCGCTACTTGATTCAGTCCGCGCGGTTCGCGGCCGGTGAATTCGCGGTATTTGTGGAACGCCCACCCGTGCGCATAGCCACTGTTCCGCGCATATCCGAGCAACTGGCTATAGATGTGCTGGCCGGTCTCCTTCTTCAAGGGCTTCTTGCGGTCGAACTTCACCAACTCGCCGGCTGCAACTTCCACGGTTGATTGTTGCTGCGGGGCGAATCCGCACTTTGGGCAAGCATGGACACCAGCCGGGCGGACGTATTTGCAGGACGGGCAAGGCTTCGGCAGCGACTCCAGGCGCTCGGCCTTTTGCTGGCCGGATGTTTTCGGGTTGCCGTCATCAAGCTCCAAGGGAAGGTCGTCACACGGATGACCCAGGCGGGCGGTGCTTCCCGAGTGGTCGAGCAGCAGAGCGATTTTCTTGCCGGTTTCAGGCGAAGGCCGCAGGACACGGCCGACCATCTGGACAAAGCGGATCAGCGAGCGCGTCGGGCGGGCAAGAATCATCGCTTCGCAGCTTGGGCAGTCCCAGCCTTCGGACAGCAGCTCCACGTTCGACAGTACCATCGTCTCGCCGCGAGCAAAGCGTCCGAGGATCTCTTTGCGCTCGTCGTCGTCAGCGTGATAGTCGATATGCTCCGCAGCAATGCCGGCCGCTTGGAATTGTTCGACAATGTGCTTCGAGTGGGGTATCGAACAGGCGAACACCACCGTCTGTTTCCCAGACGCCAACTTGCGCCAGTGCGCCAGGATGTCGCCGACAAGTTCCGGTTTGTCGGTGGCTTTCTCAAGCTCGCCCTGGTTGTAATCAAGCAGGCCGTCGATGCCATTACTGCTACGCACCTTCGCCAGATCGGGCTCGGACGGCGCGTAGATGTCGCAGTCAACCAGGTAGTCGCCGTCGATCAGATCCTTGATCGTTGCCCCGATCACCAGATGTTCAAACAGCGGGCCGCCGATCTCCGGATAATGCTTCGCCATGCCAGCGGCGAACGGGGTCGCTGTCAGGCCGACGACCGGAACGTTGTTGTACGTAGCCAGCAGCTTCCGGTATTTCTCCGATCCGGCAACGCCGTGGCATTCGTCAATGATGAGCAAGCCAACATCATCCGGCAGACCGCGAACATGCACCGTGTCGATGGAGGCAATCAGTACGTCAGCATCAAGGCTACGGGTGTTCTCAGCCTGGAGGATGCCGTGGGCGATGCCATAGCGGTACAGGACTTTGCTGGTCTGCCGGACAAGTTGCTTGCGGTTCGCCAGGAAAACCACCTTGCGGCTTTTGGCGACAGCCTTGGTGATGATGCTGGTCGCCGTCAAGGTCTTGCCACCGCCAGTCGGAAGATAGATGACGATGCGCTTCGCGCCCCTCGCCAGGGCGATGCGTGCTGCTTGTTCAGCTTCGTGCTGATAGGGGCGCAGTTCAAAAGTCATGATTGCCCCCGCTGCTCAAATTTTGTGCAGTCTGGCCGCTGTGTACACCAGGTAAACAACCACCATCGCGGCCATGGCTAGGGGGTTGGGCCTCCTTCTCCTTCTCCTTCTCCTTATCCGTGGGTGAATGGTCGGCGAACGAACGGTGTTCATTCGTCGAATGTTCGCCGACCATTCGGCGAATCTTGTTGCCGACCTTGCCATCTGGAAGCGGATAAAGGCCGGTCTTTGTGTCGGGGCGTTGGTGCTTGTCCCAGCCAGTGACCAGCCAGTAGCGGACGCCTGAAACCTCATATTCGTTGAGCAGTTCTACCGCGAGAAGCTCGTCGACCATCGTGCGGATGTCGGCTTTGCTGAACGTGTCGTTTGGGAAAACTTCCATTTTCAGACGGGCCGGCGAGGCTGGATGAACCCCGTAGTCGTCGCAGAAATTCCAGAGTCCGATGAACAGCAAGCGAGCGTTCGGCGAACAGTCGGCGATTTGCTCTGATGTCCAGAATTGCGGCTTGATTGAGCGGATGCGTGCCATGTCAGCACCTCCCGTCGATGAAGCCAGGGCGCGGCCACTCCGGCCTGCCGAGGCTGTACGAGGCAACATTGCGGCGCTCGACCCCGCGGAACACGACTACCGGGTGGATCGTCGTCAGGATGTTCCAGCCGGCAGCGCGCAGGTCATGAACGCGGGCCGCGGCTTCGGGAATGGCGTAATCGGCGGTCAGGCGCAGCGAGAGCAGCGGCTGATGCTGGCGGATCAGATTCAGAACCTGGCCGCATTGTCCGGTGCTGGCCGGCGGGGTACGATCTGCGTGCTGATTGTTTTGGTTTTCGGACTTGCCCGCCCGGCCGCGGGCATTGTCTATTTCGAGGGGCAGTTGATGGCTCATGCTGCACCGCCTTCCCCGCGCAGCGCGCTCCGGATTTCCCCGGCACTCCACGACTTATACCGAGAACCGGCGATTTTCTGACTTGGCGGCAAGCGGCCGGCCTTCTCCCAGCGCCATAACGTAACGAGGCTTTCCACGCCGAGAACTTGCAAGGCGACGGTCGACTTGATGCGCGCACTGTCGGGCAATGAATCGAAGACTTTTGCCGCTGCTGCGGCCTTGATACGTGAGTTTTTCATGGACGAAACTCCATCGGCCATCCCCGTGGCAGGGGTTGGTAGTGAAGTCGTCCTTTGCTGCCCAGGACAACGCAGTGGGCTTATTAAGAGCCGATCAAGCGGGGCGCGAACGCAAATAGCGTCCTTTCGGTATCGTCCGCTGCCAGCGAACCAATCGCGCCGGATCGCCAATGGCGACCGCGATCAAACTCAGCGTCTTTGTTATATCCCGCCAGCCAGCATTTCAAGCAACGCTGTAAAATCCAGCGCAACGCCCGCCACGGCGAAATCAAAATGACCCACACATGACCCACAAAACGACATTCACAGAACACGGGCAACGTAACAACAAGGATTTTCAGGCGCTATGAAAATTGCGAGCTGGAACGTCAATTCGCTCAAGGTGCGCCTGCCGCATCTGCTCGACTGGCTGGCCGAACAGCAACCCGACGTCCTGTGCCTGCAGGAAACCAAGCTTGAGGACCACA